TGGAGGGCTTGCTCTAGGCCTGGTCTTTATTGCAGGTCTTTTGACCTGATTTAGACCTCCCTTCAGTGCGACAGGCTAAGGATAGACACCTCTATTAGGAGGGGCTATGAAAAGCCTGACGTCACTCTGGAACATATTGGCTAATGAATTAGCCAGTAGATGCGGCACTAGCACCACCATGGACATTAAAACTGTCCAAGGTCGATTCGAAAACGAGGGTATGTCATTTTTGACTATTACCCTTCCATCTTTTGGAAAAGACTTTCAGTACTGTCTTGACCAGGGGATGGTTGTTCCCAAAGCCTTTCTTTCCTTTCGAAAGACTGGCTCGTGTCTCCCCTCATTCTTGAGAGGTTTCACGGAACTTGTTTTCGATTCTAGTACTGGTATCCTTTTGGAGGATCCAGACATTGAAGCAATCTATGCTATAAGACAATTGACTTTGATCTTTAGCAAGATGCTTCTACCTTGCACTCCCGAGAGGGAGCGTAAGGCTATGTCCGATTACGTCCAATGTGATAAGGAGGTCGGCTATGCTGACGCCCTACGTCCTGATTCTCTTAATAGGGAATTTGGCCGCATGGGTCGACTGCTATTTGGTCCTCTCTGGTCACGCGTAGATAGTGATATCTACCATGGCCGGATTGTGCCCAAACATGGTCCAGGAGCAACTGCTGAGAGGCTTACCAGTAATGGTAAGTTTCTCTCACGCTACTGGACCAACCGTCTTGAGGAAGTCTTCCATGTTGGAGACTTTCTCTTTCCAAATGCTCGTTATGTTGACGAGTCATTTGACGGTGTCGACTTCCTAGAACCCGGTTCAGAGTTGCCCTCTCGGGTAGTCTCTGTTCCTAAGACGCAGAAGACGCCTCGTATCATCGCCATCGAGCCCTCCTCTGTACAGTACGTACAGCAGGGTTTGTTGGAGTCGATTACGATGCACATCCATTCAAGTTTCTTGAATGGTTTTATCGGAACTGAGTCACAGGAGCCTAACCAGCTCCTCGCTCAGAAGGGTTCCAGAGATGGATCCTTGGCCACGCTTGATTTAAGCGAGGCTTCCGATAGAGTGTCTTCTCAGCTCGTGGCAGAATTGCTTGCAAATAACGGTATCACTCGTGATGCCGTTTATGCATGCCGTTCTGAACGGGCTTCTGTTCCTGGTGAGGGTGTAATCTCCCTCAACAAGTTCGCGTCGATGGGTTCTGCCCTTTGCTTTCCTTTCGAGGCTATGGTCTTTTTGACCATTGTTTTCCTCGCATTGGAGCAAGAGCAAGGATACCGGTTTTCCAAGCAATCGGATTTTCTCCGATATCTTGGCGAGGTGCGCGTCTACGGGGACGATATTGTTGTTCCCGTTGACTCAGTGCATTCAGTGATCGACCTGCTTGAGCGTTTCGGCGCAAGGGTTGGTCGGCAAAAGTCTTTCTGGATCGGAAGATTCAGAGAGTCATGCGGTAAGGAGTACTATTCCGGCCATGACGTTAGTATAGTCAAGGTTCGGAACAAGTTCCCTACGTCACTGAAGCACGTTTCTGAGATTGAGTCCATCGTGTCTCTTCGTAACCAGCTATATTACGCTGGTTGCTGGGATACGGTGGCATGGCTAGACGAGCGAATCAAGCGTTTGCTACGCTTTTTTCCAATCGTCGAACCATCTTCTCAGGGTCTCGGTCGTAACTCCTTTCTTTCCTATGTAGGAGAGAGAGAATGCGACAAGCTGCACAGGCCTTTGGTTAAGGCTCGTGTTGCTGTGCCCGTCCCTCCTAGGGATTCTCTAGATGGGGCTGGCGCCTTGCTCAAGTTCTTCCTCAAGCGTGGCGAAAGCCCTACGCTTGATGCGAAGCACTTGGAACGTGCTGGACGTCCGCGTACCGTCCGCATCAAGACGCGGTGGGTTACCCCTTACTAAGGGATACCCTGGACTGTTCCTTTAATAGGAACAGGCCCGTAATAGGGCCTGGGAGATCAAGTTCTGATCTCAGGGCAGTTTTTATATGCCCCGGGAGATGCACTTGGCAGTGCA